TAATGTTCCTAATTCAAAACCTACACTATCAGATAAACTAACTGAATCTGCGTTAGCAGGTTGTTGAAATTGTTTACTTATACCACCATCATCAGTAATTGTCTGGCTGTTAATAACAACTTTTTCTCCGTTGATATTAGCAGTATCACTTAATGTTATTGAGTCGGTTAAATATCTAGTTAGATGAGGTACTATTGCATCAGTGATAGTAATAGTATCTTCTGCAAAAATTTCATCTATAAATCGTCTGCGTTTCCAATTAGCTGCTCTTTTTACAATTGTCCAATGAGCTTTTTTGACAGGAGGAAATCTTCTTACAATACTCCTAATCTTACCTCTTCGGTCAATACGAGTCTTTTTAGCCATTATGCTCTAAACAGAATTCGTCTTTTACCAATAGCTTGTCTTGAAGCTAAATCTTTTAACTCTTCTTTAAGTTGTTCAGCCATTGGCGAGAAACTTCTAATAACCCTAGCATCTTTTCCTTTACTGAGTTTGCCAGATGGCGTACCCTCATACGAGCCACCTTTACCTCCAGAACGAGAGTCGCTTGGAGTTTTTGTAGTTGTGTGTTTATATTCATATGTACCTGCTTCTTTCTTTCCTTGTTCGTTATTTGATTTTAGAGTACTACTACCGTATTTAGGTGCTTTACCTTCACCCGATACAGAGTCTAACTCTTCTTTAGGGTTCATTAAGTCATCCAACATTTCCATAAGATTGTCTATTTCATCTACAGGTTGTGGCTCATCAGCAAAATGTAAAGCGTTATGTTCTTTAAAATGCTCTAAGTCCATACCTTCTGTAGGATATTTAGCATAACACTCATCAAGTAATCTTGACCAGATTTCTCTTATCTTAGCTTTAAACCTTTCTAGTTCAAGGTTCTCTACTGAGTCATGTTCGCATGTGTCGTCAAATATGTCCATTAAATTTATCCTTGCTTAATCTTTTTTTCTCTCGTTGGTTAAACCTAGTGCTATCATAACCATAACTAGGTCTTAAATCGTTGATTGAGAATATTCTTTGTGCAGGTTTACCACACTTTGGACAGCTTATTCCCTTTTGCATTTCTGCATAAGAACGCAATTCTTCAGTAACATGATTTTCTTTACATTTAAAATCGTAGAAGGGCATGTAAACTCCTAATTAATTCAGAATAACCCCCTCGTGAAAAGGGGTTACAGCTTAATTAACTATTAAGCAGGTACTACAAATGCAACACCAGCATCGTTACGAAGTTCTGCAACTCCATAAATAGTATCAGAGGTGAACAAGTCGCCTAAGTACTCCTGCTTATATTGTGTTTGTGACCTAACACCTACTTGTTCAGCAAGTACAAATGCGTCTTTGTGCATTAGTACACCAACTCTATCTGTTGCTGTATCAGCACCAGTAGTTGAAGGACAGTTAGTAGATACAAAGATATCAACACCATAGATGTTACCAATCTTACCAGTTTTAATAGCCTCACCAGAACCAATGAACTGTTGCTCAGTGAATCTAGATAGACCTAGTAATGTACTAGCTGCTGTTGGTGGAATCACCATGCAACGATTGTCCATTGGTACATCAGCATCGTCAAGTGTAAGTAACATTTTACGAATACCAGCATCAGCAATTGCTGCTGCGTTAGATGAAGCACCTGTGTAAAGTGTTGAACCATCACTACCTTTTACAGCTTTTTCAAAAACTGTAGCAGCATTAGTATTACCTACTGTACCACCTTGTAGTCCTTCAGATAGTGCTAGTAAGTCAGTGTCGACTCTTTTTGCCAACGCATAACCTGCATCATCGGTGTAGAACTTTCTCATAGAAGCTAATGCTTGTACTTCAGCAATATCTTCAATTAACTTTGAGTACTCATAATGAGTTGCAATGTTAACTGTAATTGCTGTATTAGTTGCAGCACTCAATGTTACTTGTGTGTTTGCAGCTTTAATACTAGCATCTCCTCGAGCGGGTACTGGTATATATATAGTATCCCCTTTTTTTCCTTTATGTGATAACTTAGTAACTAAGTTAGCAACAACAAGATTCGATTTATAAGCACCAATTACTTCATCACTCCACAACTCGGGGATGAAGTTGTTGGCAACCGTTCTTGTTACTTGGTTTGTTCCTAAAGCCATTTTACTTCTCCATTAAATGATTATTTAACCCTTCCTTCTGCATACGCTTCTTGAATTTCATCAGCAAGTGACGCATAACGGTTGGGGTCTGTTATCTGTAAGTTGATTAAATCAGACCTACGATACATTTTCTTGCCACCGACAGATTGTGTGGAACGAGTTTCAGATACAGTTTGTCGTAATGCTTTATCTACTTTAGCTTTTTCTTTCTTTTGTACTTCTTGTGTTTTTTGTACCATATTTATTTTATCGTACATATCAAAAAGTTCAATAGCAAAGTCTGGTCTAAAGTCAGTATCAGCTTTACGGAAAATATCTTTCCTCACTTCACTAGCACCTACCCAATCTTGGAAATTCTTGTCTGCAACACGAGTTTCCCAGTCTGGATATGCCTTTTCAAGAACATTCAACTGCTGTTGTTGTTGTTGTTCGGCTTGTACTTTTCTTGCAGCTAGAACATCTGGATGATTTTCTATAGCTGAGTTGACTGCTTTTGCAGGGTCATCATAAAAAACATCTTCAAAACTAGCTTTATCTTCTTGTGGCGTTTCTATAGTAGTTTGTGCTTTGTTTTGCGCCTCAAGTAAACTTTGGATTAACTTTCCGTTGTTCACCAACCTCTGTTCCTTGTTTACCTAATAGCTGTTCGCTATTTTGGTGCATCTCAATTACCTCTCCAAGAGTTTTTCCCGAATATTTAGCAGGTATTTCGACTTCTGTGGTTTCTTCAACTACATTACCTTCTGGTTCTGCTGTTGCTTGTACCTCAACTGCCTCTTCTACTACTGCTTGTTCTACAGGTGCTCCTGTTTCTGGTGTGCTATCTACTACTATACTCATTTTTTCTCCGCCCCTGTGGGGTTATGAAGTTTAATTATGTTGGATTTCCATCTTGGAGTTCTTCCAACGCTATTGTAGTTGCTGTTTCTAAACTTAATATAAAGTTTATAACTCGCAACTGACCTTTGACTGCCCAAAGGTCTTGCTCAGAATTAATATTATCTACATTAGTAATATTAGATTCTAAATTTGACATATCTTCTTTTAAATCTAACCAACCACTTGTTTCCATCATAGACATTCTGTCCATCAAGAATTGTTCATCTGTTTTCATTGCACTCTTTGACTAATAACAGATTTAGTTCCTTCTGCTCTAGCTTTGGCTAAGTTTAAAATTGTTTCAGATTTAAGATGTTCTACTTCTGGTACATTTCTAGCAGTTTCAGACTGCTGTCTTTGAACATCTGCACCCATTTTAGCAATTTGTGCTTGTTCTTTAACCATATCCATCTCAGTAGGCTGTAATGAACCAGCTTGTGCTTGATGTAACATTGCTCTTGCTTGTTCTTCTTGTGCCTCTGCGTTTGTTTTGTTAATATCAGCTTGTGCTTGTTGGACTTGTAGTTGTATTCCCATCTGTTGCATCTCTGCCATCTGTGGGTCTACTTGTTCGCCCTGTTGCAAACCAGCAACAATAGCATCTCTATTATGTATGCTAGAATTTTGCATCATTGCAAGTAATATAACATTAAATGCAGGTGAATCTTTAGGTATAGCTTGTAACATCTGTACCATTTGTTGCATTTCTAGTTCTTTAGCCATAATACCCATAGTAGAGTATGGCACAAACTTGTAATCTGTTACAGGATATCTATCAACATCAAACTGAATCTTGCGATACATAGATTTATTAATCATAGGTATCAAGAATGTGTTTTGGAAGTTCATAAGTGTGCGTTTCTGACGCTTAATTGACGCTGACTGCATCATTGACATACCACTTGCAGTATCAGAATTAACTGCCATGTCTGAACTACCTGTTCCCATTTGTATCATGTTCTGTAAACTAGCAACTTGATTAAATGTAGATGGGTCTGTTTGCCCCATATCCAAAGGCATAATAGCATCTCTAGGATTACCATTAGTAAGTAGCGTTTTACCTGTACGAACCTCGAATTTTGTGCCTCGTGGTAGGCGTGTTGCGTCAGCAGCCATCATTGGTGTAGTTGTCATAGCTAATGAATCAATTCTTGCTCTCATTTCAGCGTCTAAAGCCTTTTGTGGATTATAACCTTTTTCACAAACCCCTCTTCCCCAAAAAGAATTAGGCACAATGTCGTGTTGATAGAATAAATGGTCTGTCTACCATCATAAAAGCGTTTTCTTCTACACGCAAAATGTATTCGTCATTACATATAGTAACAACTGCTTCTACTAAAACATCTTTTGTATTATATTCAAAATCATCCTTGTCAGCTTTGGGTTTAATAAATCTTTTTGGTATTAATCCCCAATATTCAGTAATTTTTACATTATCTGACTCATCGGCTTGTTTAGTTTCGCCATTAAAACCCATATTAACAGTAGCATAATCACCATCAAGAGGTACATCGCGATAAATACCAGATTGTATACCTTGTACTACATGGTATCTAGGTTTAATTACTTCGTGGGCAACACCTAATGCTTCATTTATAGAGTTTGCAGCAGGGTCAATAAGGAATTCACTAGGAGAAATAGGTTCAACTTTAACATCTATAGAAGCATATTCAGTAATACCTCTAGTTCCAGTCATTGAACCCTCAACAGGTTGTTCTGCTGGTGCTCTTTCTACTGTTTGGTTAACAACAATCTTTGCAATACCAGTTCCATAAATAGCACCATTCAAAAATACTTCTGATATAGCATCTTTACAGCCAGTTTTTTCTAAATCTTCCTGTAATAAATTTCTGATATATTCTGCTTCTGAATTATCAGCGTCAAGCATGTCATCTTGTATGTCGAACCAACGCCCTCTGCCAAATGTTGCTTCCTCGAGTTCAGCTACAGATGATTCTACTGCTTGTTGTAGTGCAGGTGATATAATTCTTGAGCGTTCTGCTGTTCTTGTTCTATCCTGCTCTGACCAAATACCTCTCCACAGACGATAATATTCATCCCACTTAGATGAATAGTTTTGCTCTCTATGGTTTCGCCACCCATCTAGTCTATACATCAACCAACTAGCTAGGGCTTGGTATTGTTGTTCTTTCTTGTCAAGCATAAAAGTTTATTCCTAAGAAATTCTTGCGATTATAACACAAAAGACAGTTTTAGTGTATGCTGTCACTCAATTCTTCTATTTCAATGTGACCATCCATAATCATCTTACATATAGATAGGTCTACTTTTTCATCATCGGGTAATAAAGTAGGGTCTATGTCATTAGCAAAATTTGCAATAATAGATAACGCTGCTACATACCTTAACTTTAAGGTAGACTCATCAGCACTAAATTCTAATACATCTTCATAATCTTTATCGTTTAAATCTTCAATATCCTGCAATATCATCTACTGGACTCCATTCTTCCTCTAGTTCTATTGTGTGGGCGAAGTCACTTACGCTCACTTGGTCTATATACGCTAACGAGTCGAGTAAATCGTCATGTGCCATCTTGTTTGGAAAATCTAACATTTGGTTTTTAAACGCCCTCCAGTCTTTATCTGGATTAAATGTTATCTGACCATGTTCCATTCTACCTTGTAGCGACCATGTTATTCTATCTATTTTCTTTTTACCACCGTGACGCAACTCTACGAGCGAAAGCCACTTGTTTTCTGTCCTCATTTCATCTTCCAAATAAGGTAATATAGCATTACGCAATGCTCCAGTTTCAATTCCTACAGAACTACATTCAACCCTAACCGCAGCACCAAGAATTTTTTTAGCCGTTTCTTTAATGTTCCATCTGCCATGTATAATGTCTTTGACCCACCATTTATCTCGGTCGATTTTTACTACAGCGATAGAGGTTTCGTCTAGTCGAGAGCGTTTAAGATTGCGTTCTTTCTCACTATCCTCGTAACCTGCTGGGTCAACAGCTATACAGTAGTTACCCTCTTCTGGTTCTTCATCTTCTGTAAACCAATCTTCTTTAAATATACCACCACTAAAGGTTTCAAATGACGCTTCAAACTCTTGCCTAAAAGACATAGACGACATTGACTTACTCGCAGCCTCTATCTCTTCTTGGGGTAAGAAAGGATTATCAACAGAGGTGAATTG